CTGGGGACACCACAAGTTGGGTTCCTTGGGACCCTCGTTGAAATAGACGCACTGCCAATTCGCCAAGTACCGCGCCGTTCCCAGATTCTTGAGCGAATCGTCGACAAAGACATTGAGGTGGTGTTGCGCAAACATGTACGCCTCGGGCTCGGGCTTCAAGGGACTGTCCCCGGGGTTTCCGGGACACGTCACAGAGACCGTGTCCCCGATCGCCAAAGCCACCTTGGATGCCCAGACCCATGGCGCGTTCGTAAACAGCTTGACGTTCCAGCCCTCCTTGGTCAGTTCGTGGATCTGCGCCGCCTCGTACTGAAAATCAGCCGTATCAATAACGTCCGCCAAGTGGTTCAACAGGGGCTTATCATAGACGTGTTGGTTGAAATCGCTCACGTCCATCTTGAACACGCGCTGAAGACCGCGCGCCGTGTGTCCGTGCGCGAGATACAGAACGTGGTTGGTCGCATACGGGTCTTTGGACGCGGGGAGTTTCTTGTGAACATACGAAACGCAATTCTCTTTGAGATGGTTCATCAAGGGTTTGTCTCTGACGAGAACGCCATCAATGTCGAGGAGAAGTGACTTGAAGGCCATCTTATTCTATGAGTGTTCTAGTTCTCTAACCAGAGAATGTCTCGTGGAAGCCCGATTTTCCAGCAATAATAGAAGCAGTCGAAATTACACTTGCTCTCGTAATCTTCAGGAACTTGACCATCCACGAGTTTAACAAACTGGATACGCTTACGTGGTATGATAATCTGGATCGGGTCAGGTACGTTTGAAAACAACTTGCGCATGTACTGGGTAAAAAGCTTGGGAGCGGGCATGATCACAATAAAAGGCTTGCCCAGTTCGACGAGCCGTTCCAGAACTTTTGGAACGAGCGTAAATGGTGGGTTCGAAACGATAATGTCCCCGTGATTGTTCTGGAAGAAATCTTCGTCTCGGTGAATAACCTCAAACCCAATTTCACGTAAAATTTGACCAGACCTTCCGTCTCCATAGAAAGGTTCCCAAATCACCTTGTTTTTAGGAACATATTGTTTTATGGCTTCCCAAGCCGACTTTGGAGTCATATAGTCATCGTGTTTCGCGAATGTCTTTGTTTGGAACCCCGCCATCTTATTCTATGAACGACTTAATTCTCTAACGCCCTTTTCGCACGTATGTACGCCCTGTATGCAATCTGGTGTCGAAACCACTCGAGGTACGCTTCCATTTGTGGTTTAAAGCTTCGCACCTTTTAAATGGTACAATGGCTCAGCTCAATGTTACGAAACTTGTTCCAAATGCCCAGCTCCCTGTCCGCGGCTCAAGCGGCGCAGCTGGTTACGACCTCTTCAGCACTGACAGCTACGTCGTTCTCCCAGGTCGCCGAGTGGTTGTTTCCACCGGCATTTCAGTTCAGCTCCCGCCAGGAACATACGCTTCTATTCGACCTCGTAGTGGGTTGGCCGTGAAGCACGGTCTGGATACTTTGGCGGGCGTGATCGACCCGGACTATACGGGCGAGGTCAAGGTGGTCCTACAGAACCTGGATATGCAGCAGCCCTTTGTCATTCGCCCGGGGTACCGTATCGCTCAGATGATTCTTGAGAATTTCACGGTTGCTGACGTGGTGGAGACTGAGGCGACGGGCGCCCCTCCAACGGCCCGTGGGGACTCTGGGTTCGGCTCGACGGGCTACTACAAGGTGGCTGGGGTGTAACGCCATTTAAATCCACCAGCTTTCTCTTGACGACCCTTGCAACATTCTGATATACCTCTATAATTAACTCCAGTCGCCTGTGAAGCGTCTTTCATACTCGGGTAAGAAACCCATACGCCGTCTTTCAAGTGTTCGACTTTTTTTGCAGATGGATGATCTGCGGCGGGCTTTCCAAAAAATGGATGGCTTTGCCCGGACACTTTTAAACTTATTTTACGTTTTGTTTCATCTGACCTGTGTTTTCCGAACATAGGATTCTTATCTCCTCTTAGACTCTCGCTTCTTTTCCTGCAAGTCTCTTCACTTGCCTTCTTCCCAAAGCTCCAATGCTTTTCACCTTTTTGCCGTTCGCCAATCTTGCGACGCGTTTCTGGGTGGACTTCATGGTTATCTCCTCCTTTCTTGAGGTTATACCCATTAGGTGCCAATGAATTGTGTTTGACTATTTCTTCAATCTCTCGCGAGTTCAGTTCTTCGTTCGATAATTCACATATTATCTCGAAATCAAAGCAGTCTAGTCCATATTTTGCAAATGCATTTTTAAGTATTCCCTTTGGATGGTTTCTGTGTTGTTTCCATCTGATATCGACTCTTTTTCGTGTGGTCTGTCCTACATAACACTTCCCATTGACTTTGTTCTTGATAAGGTATATCCATCCCATCCTTACCTTGGGCTGAGAAAATAATTGGGAATCCCAAGACGCGTCCTGGGGACCCGACCCACTCCTCATATATATACATATATATCTAAGGGGTAAGTATATACTTTTTTCATTACCAATTTCATTTTCACTCTATACTCTTTTTGGGAATTCCAATAACTTTCCCATCTACGACCTGAAGCCCGTAAGGTGCGAGAGTTTCAGCATTCACCTTTGTTTTGGGTCGTATATTGGTTTCACACCACTCAAAATACTTCGAGGCAAACTCCCTGATTTCTATAGGCTTCTGGGGTCTCCACGACATGAGAAACTCATCCATATCTTCCTTGATATTCGTCTTATCTTTTTAAAGGAAATTCACAAGCATATTTTTGAGTTGCGTCTTTCCGGGCCATGTATCTACAAACTCCTTGACCACATCACGCATACCAAACATGAACTCGGGGCCGTCGTCTGGAACTTGTCCGTCCCACGAGTCTTCGTTTAGGTTTACAAATTGTTCGCAGTAAAGCCACGTATCATACTCACCAAAACCTTCATAGTCTCGAGGGAAGTGTTTTATCATGACGTGATTCACAAAGAGTTTGATAAACTCGTCGATCTTTACAATACGTACTGGTTCCTCCTTTGTTTCTTTGACCCATATTTCGTTCTTGGATCGGTTTGGCCTGACGAAACATACGTTCGCCGGGTCTTTGAAAATTTGCTTGAAAAACCAAGGCGCCACGAGCCTCTTTGGAGTCTCTGGACTGGGTACACTTGGCTTTGCCCACTCGACCGAGTCCATACATCTCAAAGACGCCTTGATGGGTTCTTGAACGTCCCCTGGGGTGGCACGAACGAATTTCCATTCGGCTGGGCGATCACATGGGTTCTTGCGGGCCAGGTGCTTCCTGAGGTCAGTCGTCCAGTATGGATTCGTCGAGAAGTCCTTGCCACACTTGGGGCAGACCCGAGCCATCCTTTACACTGGGCTGGGAAAATAATTGGGAATCCCAAGACGCGCCACGTTGGCCTGGGTACTACAAGGTGACGGGGGTCTAAGAGCTTAAAACTTCAAAACGTTTCATAAATAAATGGAGGACAGTTCCGAAGGAACTGGACGCTTCTTCCAAGCAATTGCGTGGGAGGGCCAAGACACGGACGACCAGTTTACCATACGCATCTTTGGTAGGGCGGCAAACGGTCAGTCAGTTTCTTTGGGAACACCGTTCCAACCCTATTTCTTCATAAAACCCAAAAAGATGGGAAAAGAGGTCTTGGACTTTGTCAAGTCCAAGTGTTGGAAAGCCGAGCCCAAACGCGCCAAGGATCTCTGGGGGTTCCAGAACGGCGAACTCTCGGATTTCATACAGGTGACGTTCAAGACGCACAGACACCTCAGGGGCGTCGCGTGGTCGATCGAAAACGCAAAGTGGCCTGAATTATCAGGCGCGAAAGTGTACGAGTCGAATATCGATCCGGTCTTGAGGTTTATGCACGTGTCTGGGTGTTCCTCGACCGGGTGGATCGACCCGGGTCTGTGTGAGCCCGATATCAAAACATCGTGTGACGTCAATTTATGGGCACCTAACTGGCGTTTTATTCAGCCCGTCGCGCGTGATGACGTTGCGCCCCTACGAAGCATGTCGTTTGATATCGAGAGT